GAAATCCCGGACGGCACCGACGAACTTTCCGGCGATGGCCGATGCGTATACCGGTGGGGTGCTCGACGGGACGATCATCGCGTGCAAGTGGACGCAGCTCGCGTGCCGGCGGTTCGTGCGCATGCGGCAGTCGGGCACGTGCACCTGGGCGCCCGCGGAGGTGCAGCGGGTGTGCACGTTCGTCGAACGGTTGCCGCATGTGGAGGGCCGCTGGGCGACGCCGACGATCACGCTGGCGCCGTGGCAAGTGTTCATCCTGGCCGCGGTCTATGGGTTCCGGCGGGACGACGGGACACGGCTGGTGACGACGGTGTTTTTTCAAGTCGCGCGCAAGAGTGCGAAATCGACCCTTGTCGCGGCGTGTGCCCTATACCACTTGGTCGAGGAGCGCGAGCCGGGCGGGCAAGTCGTGTGCGGCGCCAACACCGGATCGCAAGCGCGGATTGTGTTCTCGATTATGCAGCGCATGATCCGGCGCGCGGGGTGGCTACGGCAGCGCGGGCTGCAAGTGTTCGCGAATGCCATCACCTACGATCCGACGCAGGGCAACGCCAAACCCATCAACGCCAAGTCGTCGACGCAAGACGGGCTGAACCCGTCATTCATCTCGCTCGACGAATCGCACGCGCAAGATTTCACCTTGCATGACGTGCTGAAGTCGGCGCAGGGATCGCGGGTGTCGCCGATGTTGATGGCGCCGACGACCGCGGGGTACTCGCTCACGTCGGTCGGGTATGCGTTGCGGGCGACGGCGCAGAAGGTGCTCGAGGGCGTGATCGAGGCCGATCACCTGTTCTGCGTGCTGTACGAGTTGGACGAGGGCGACGACTGGAAAGACGACGCGGTGTGGGTGAAAAGCGCGCCCATGATTGGCGTGACGCCGACACTGGACTATGTGCGCCGGTATCGCGACGATGCGATCGCGACGCCGGGCATGCAAGGCGAGTTCGAGGTGAAGATCGCGAACCGCTGGCTGCATTCGGCGACGACCTGGCTGCCGATCGCGCAGTGGCAGCGGTGCGCGGACCCGACGCTGACGCTCGAGGCGTTCGAGCATGAGCCCTGCTGGATTGGCGTCGACCTCGCCGAACGCGACGACATTGCGGCCGTGGCGCTGGTGTTCAAGCGGGATGGGCTGGTCTATGTGTTCGTGCGCGGGTATCTGCCGGCGCTGGTCGTGCGCGAGCGGGCCCAGGCGGTGCCGGCGTATCGGCAATGGGTCGCGGATGGTGAGTTGATCGTCACGGACGGCAATATGACCGATTACCCAACCATCGAGGCCGACCTGCGCGCGGACTGCCTGCGGTTCGACGTGAAGGACATCGTGATCGAGCGGTTCGGGGCGCTGAACCTGGCGGCGAACCTGACGACGAGCGGCCTGCCGGCGTACATCGAAAACAAAAACGCCAAGGTCTTTACGGCGCCCGCGAAAGACTTCGAGATCCGCGTCAAGAACCAGCAGATCCGGCACACGGGGAAAAGCTTTCTCACCTGGCAAGTCTCGAACTGTTGCGCGGAGCGGCGCCGCGACGGGTCGCTGCTGCCGACGAAAGAGGCGCATCACAGCCCGAACAAAATCGACGCGGTCGACGCCATTCTCCTGGCGCTGTCGCGGCTACTGGTGACGAGCACGGCGCCGGCCCCGCACTACGGGATTTTCGTTTATGGAGGCGCGCCATGAAACGCCGCCCGTCGGTCGAGACGCTGTCGGTCTCTGTCACCGTGCGCCTCCCCGTGAAGCATTACGACGCCTTGTATCAGCAGGCCGTCGCGGCCCGGTGTTCGATGGCCGAACATCTCCGGCGGCTGTTGACCCGCCGGCCGCCGAATGATTCCAAAGCTTTGCGCCCGGACTGAGCGCCCCTAGACTGCCGGGCCAATGCTCACCCGGGCCTGGGCGACCCTCGACATCAAGGCGTACGACCTCGACACGCGCGAGATCGAAGGCATCGCGACGACGCCGAAAGCCGACCGGCGCGGCGACGTGATCGAGTCGGCCGGCGCGGAGTTTTCCGTGCCAATGCCGTTGCTCTGGCAGCATGACCCGAACACGCCCGTCGGCGAAGTCTATGAGGCGCGGGTCGAGCCCGCTGGTATTCGCATCAAGGCGCGGTTTACCAAGGTCGACGAACCCGGCCGGCTGCGCGACACGCTCGACCATGCCTGGCAATCGGTCAAGGCGAAGCTGGTGCGCGGCCTCTCGATCGGGTTCAAGCCGCTCGAGATGGTGCCGCTCAAGAAAAGCGACCCCTACGGCCCGATGCACGTCACGCGGTGGTTGTGGGCGGAACTCTCGGCCGTGACGATTCCGATGAACGTCGAAGCTACGATCCTGAACATCAAATCGGCCGCGCTCGGCCATCCCTTGCCCGGCGTTTCGGGCGCACGTCCTGAACCGAGACCCATGCAGACCTATACCGAACAAATCACCGCGCTTGAGACCAGTCGTGCGGCCTCGCTGGCGACGATGTCCGACCTGATGACGAACGCCGCCGCGACCGGCGTCACGCTCGACCCCGGCCAGTCGGAGACCTACGACGCGCAGGCGTTGCGGGTGAAGTCGATCGACGCCGACTTGGCGCGCGTGCGCGAGTTGGAAAGTTTCAACGTGCAGCGGGCGATCCCGGTGCCGGCGGCGCCGTCGCCGCGCCCGGCCGTCGTCCAGGTGCGCGCCAACGTGCCGAAGGGCACGGCGTTCGTGCGCGCGGCCTGCGCCAAGCTGATGTGCAACGGGAATATCTACGAGGCGATCCAGTACGCGCAGCGGTGGAACGATTCGACGCCGGAAGTGGCGCTGTATCTGAAAGCCGCGGTCGCGCCCGGGACCACGACCGATGCGACGTGGGCGGCGCCGCTGGTGAATCAGAATATCGCCGCCGATTTCCTCGAGCTGCTGCGCCCGGCGACCATCGTGGGCCGGATTCCCGGCTTGCGCGACGTGCCGTTCAATACGAAAGTGCCCTCGCAGACGGCTGGTGGTACGTATTCCTGGGTTGGAGAGCAAAAGCCGAAACCGGTCAGCAAGTTAAGTTTCTCCAGCGAGACCGTCGGGGTCAACAAGGTCGCCGGGATCATCGTGCTCACCGAGGAACTCGTCCGCCTCAGTAATCCGAAGGCGGAGGATCTCGTACGGCGCGACATGATCGCGGGCATCGCGCAGTTCATCGATCAGCAGTTCATCGATCCAGCGGTGGCCGCGGTCGCGACCGTGAACCCGGCCAGCATCACGAACGGGGCGCCGACGGCGGCGGCGACCGCGAACCCGATCGCCGACATCATGGGGCTCGTGAATCATTTCGCCACCAACAACATCGCGGTCGACGGGCTCACGTTCATCCTGTCGCCCGCGAATGCGTTGGCCTTGTCGTTCCGCACAAATCTCGACGGCTCGCCGGAGTTCCCCGGCGTCGGGATCGGCGGCGGCAGCTATCGCGGGATGACGTTCATCACCAGCAATGCGGCCTCGACCAACGTGGTGGCGCTGCAGCCGGCGCTGGTGTTGTTCGCGGACGAAGGCGGCGTGACGATCGACGCGTCGCGCGAGGCCTCGCTGCAGATGGACTCCGCGCCGATGTCGCCGGCCGATGCGACCACGGTGCTCGTGTCGCTCTGGCAGAACAACTGCGTCGGCCTGCGCGCGGAGCGGTTCATCAGTTGGAAGCGCGTCGGGACGAACTCGGTCAAGTACCTGACCGCGGCGAATTGGCCGGCGCCGACCGGCGGCCTCCTGGCCGCGGATGCCCCGACCCGCAGCAAGGGCTGACGCGATGCGGCTGTTCGGCCTCGAGATCACCCGGGCGCGGTCGGTGACCGTGCCCGGGGCCCCGGTGCCCGGGACGGGCGGCTGGTTGTCCGTCGTCCGCGAACCGTTCACGGGCGCCTGGCAGCAGAACATGGAAACCAGCGCCCCGTCGGTGCTGGCGTATTCCGCCGTCTATGCGTGCACGACACTGATCGCCCAGGACATCGGCAAGATGCGCTTGCGCCTCGTCGAGCAGGACGCCGCGGGGATCTGGTCGGAGATCGACAGCGCGGCCTTTTCCCCCGTGCTCGCGAAGCCGAACCGTTACCAGACGATCAATAAATTTCTCGAACAGTGGATGGTCTCGAAGCTCACCTGGGGCAACACGTACGTGCTGAAAGAGCGCGATGCCCGCGGCGTGGTGGTCGCGCTCTATGTGCTCGACCCGCAGAAAGTCAAGCCGCTCGTCACGCCCGACGGCGCCGTCTACTACGAACTCACGACCAATCCGCTCGCCGGGCTCGAGGGTACCGTCACGGTCCCGGCGGCGGAAATCATTCACGATTTGATGGTGCCCTTGTTTCATCCGCTGGTGGGGGTCACGCCGATCTATGCGTGCGGGCTGGTGGCGCTGCAGGGCTTGAAGATCACCGAAAACTCCACGAACTTTTTCGCGAACGGCTCGAGCCCGGGCGGCGTGTTGCTGGTGCCGGGCCAGATCAACAAGCCGCAGGCGGACGAAGTCGCGGCCGAGTGGGCCGCAAAATATACCGGGATGAATGCGGGCAAGGTGGCGGTGCTGCCGAACGGCATCACGTACGAGGCGCTGAGTGTCAACGCGACGGATGCGCAGTTGATCGAACAATTGAAATGGACCGTGGAGCAGGTCTGTAGCTGTTTCCACGTTCCGGCCGCGCTGATCGATTCGAGCCACCAGCCGCCGTACGCGAACTCTGACCCGCTGATTCAGATGTACTACTCGCAGTGCTTGCAATGCCTGATCGTGGCGCTCGAGCTGGCGCTGGATCATGGGCTCGGTCTGGTCGACGTGCCGGGCAAGACCTACGGCACCGAGTTCGACATCAACGATTTGCTCTGGATGGACACCGCGACCAAGACGAAAGCGGCGACCGATGCGATCATCGGCGGGCTGCTCTCGCCGAACGAATCGCGGGCGACCTACTTTGGCGTCGGCCCGGTCGAGGGCGGCGACACGCCATACCTTCAACAGCAGCAATTCTCGCTAGCGGCGCTCGCCGCCCGGGACGCCAACGACCCCTTCGCCAAGCCGCCCAGCGCCCCGCCAGCGGCGTCGGCGACGCCGGAGGAGGACGACATCGACCTGGCGTCGTTCGCGGCCCTGCTGACCGCCAAGGCGGCCCAGGAGGGGTGGCTACACGATGCCTAAGCTCGAAGACTTCGCGGAGGTCGTGCGCCTGACGATCAAGGCGGCGCTGGCACCGGCCGAGGGGCGGATCGCGTCGCTGGACCGGGCGCTGACCGAGGCGCGGGCGGATCTGTCCCTGGTCCGCGAGCGCCTCGCCATCGCCGAGGCGCGCGACCCGATGCCCGGCCCGGCCGGTCCCGCCGGGAAAGACGGCGAGGCGTTCACGGCGGGCGACCTCGAGTGTGTGCAGGCGCCGGACGACCCGCGGCTGGTGACGCTGCAATTCCGCAAGGGCGACGTGATCACGCCGGCCGGGCAGCTCCAGTTCCGGGTGCCGGTGTTTTGCGGGGTGCACCAGGCGGGCGCCTCGTACGAACCCGGCGACCTGGTCACGCTGCAGGGCTCGATCTGGCACTGTAACGCCGCGACCCGCGAACGGCCTGGCACCGGGGCCGCGGCATGGACGCTGGCGGTTAAGTGTGGGCGTGACGGGAAGGATGCGTCGCTGCTGGTGGGGCCGCGCTGATGGCGACGCTGGTCACGCTCCAACAGGTCAAGGATTTCCTCCGGCTGGGCACGGCGGCCGGGCATCCCGACGATGCCGCGCTGCAGATGGCGGCCGACGCCGCCGAGTACGTGATTCTCGAATACCTGAGCCCGACGGTCGCGGATGCGGCGATCGTGGCGGCGTGGGATGAGACTACGGCGCCGGCCATCGTGCCGCAGATGGTGCTGTACCAAACCGGCGAGTACTGGCGCTTCCGGGGCGACGACCTCGAAGGCGGTGGGCCGCGCCGCGACCTCGAGCGTGGGGATTTGCATCCGCTCGTCGTGGGTGCCTTGCGGCGCCTGCGGACCCCGGTGATCGCATGATCCCGACTGGCTCACGGACCAAAGTCGTCACGCTCGAGAACCCCGCCGGCCCGGTGTCCGACGGCGCAGGCGGGTTCACGCTGACCTGGGCGCCGCTCGATCCGGCGTGGGCGTGGGTGGCGCTCGACGCGCTCGCCAGTGCCGACATGGAACGGCAGACCGCTGACACGATCACGGCCGGCGGCACGCACGCCGTCACGCTGCCGTATCACCCGGGGATCACGGTCAAGACCCGGCTCACCTACACCGACCCCGACCGCGGGGCGCGGGTGTTCCAGGTGGTCGGGCTGCGCGACCCGAACGAGGCGCGCCGGGAACTGGTGCTGGTGGTCGCGGAGGCGTTGCCGTGATCAAGTTCACGCTCGGCGGCGTGGCCGTGACGCAGTCGAAGTTCAAGCAGTTACCGTCGTTCCTGGCCGCGCAGACGCAGGCGGCCCTGCTGGCGCTCGGGACCACGGTCGCGGCCGACATTGCCGGGGCGTATGCGGCGCTCGGCGGCAGCGGGCAGCTCGCCGCCGGCATGGTGGTCCGGTCGACGCCCACCAAAACCAAAGCGCGCGTCGTCATCGCGAATCGGGTGCGTTGGTCAGCGGGCTATGAGTTCGGCACGAAGCGCCGGCAGACCAAGAAGCGCGCGAACCGTGGCGCGATCCCGCACAGCCCGACGGGGCGGATCTTCGTCCCGCGCGTCATGAAAGCCCGCGAGACGATCATCCCAAGAGTGGCCGCCATCATGCGCGCGGAAGGGCTCACGGTGACCGGTGGCTGATTCCAGCGCGGTCGATACGGCGGTGATCACGCACCTGGCCGGCGATGCGACCCTCGCGAGCCTGCTGCCGGGCGGCGTGCATTTCGGCCTGGCGCCGCAGGGCAAGACCGCGTTTGCGCTGGTGACGCTCGACGAGAGTGCGGATGTGTCCGTGTTCAGTGAGACCCCGGCGCAGCGCCGCGCGATCGAAGTCGTAACGTATGCGGTGCAGGCGGTGGTCTTGACGAGTGCGATGGCGCCGGCCACCGATGCGGCGGCGCGGATTGATGCGCTGCTCGAGGATCAGCCGCTCACCGTGCCGGGCTATGGGTGGCTGTCCACGGTGCGCGTCGAGCGCATCCGCGATCCCGGCGAACTCGATCCCTCTGACAAGTCGATCCGATGGCAGCATCACGGCGGGCGCTATCGGGTGCAAGTCGCGCCGAGTGTCTAAGGAAGGACACACATCATGATTCGTGCAGGACGTGACGGATTGGTGAAATGGGATCCCACGGGGGGCGCGACCGGGACCGCCCTGGTCTCGATCAAGTCGTGGACCCTCAGTCTCGCGACGGAAAAAATCAACGTGACGTGTTTCCAAGACACGAACCGCGTCTACATTCCCGGGATGCGCGACATCAGCGGCACGCTGACGGGCTTCTGGAACAGTGACGATATGTCGCTGATCGAAGCCACGGCGCTGACCTCGCCGGGCACGCTCGACTTGATTCCTCACAGCAACGACCCCAGCGCGGCGACCCCGCACAAGTTCAGCGGCCTGGCCTACATGGACGCCGAACTCGATACCGACGTGGAAGGGGCGCCGGCCCTGTCGGGCACGTTCATGGCGGCCGGGCCGTGGACGCTGCCGGCGGCGGCGATGGCCCGGCTCGAGACGCTCCAGGCCGACCGCGACCGCGAGCGCGCCGCGTAACGGGCACCCGTGCCGGGGCTGTTCAACTCCGTCACGTTTGGCGGGCAGCGCGGCGCGATTGTCTGGGGCGCAGGCGAGGCGGCGGTACTCGGTCGCTGGTCGGTGAGCCGGGATGAGCATTTCCATTGGACGCTGTCGGCTCGCGTGACGCGGGTCGATAGCCTCCGGATTCGGCAGCTCCCGCTGATCTTCCAGGCGCCGCGTCTCGCCAAGCCCGCCGGGCTCTGGTGCTTTCCCTTGCTCCCGAAAACGCTGCAGGTCAATGGCGAGTCGCTGACTGCGAGTCTCGGCCCGCCGGAAGGTCGTTGAAATGTCGGACATCGTCGTCCCGCGCGAACTCACGTTGCCGCTGACGAACGGGCGCAGCCTGACCGTCTGGGCCGAACTCAACCACGGCCAGTACATCGCGATGTTGAGCAGGATGTACACCGAGTCGAAGGGCGGCGAACTCAAGCGCGACGTGCTCAAGACGACGGACGCCACGGTGATCGCCTATCTGATCGACTGGACGCTGACCGACCCATCGGGCGCGCGGATTCCCGTGCGCGGCTTGCCGCCCGACGACGTGCAGGATGCGCTGAACAACTTGCGCCAGGCCACGGCGCGCGAGGTCAAGCAGGCGATCGAAGCGCATCATGCGACCGTCGAGGCCGCGGGCGAGGCGCTAAAAAAAACGGACTCTACCGACGCCTCGTCAGAAACACCCTTGCCGTCTGCCAGCGCAGCGGCCTGAGCTGGGACACCGTGCAGACCTTGCCCGAAGCCACCTACGCCATCCTGGCCGACGACGTGTCGAGGACATGAAGCCATGGCCCTGACTGGTGCGCTCCAAGCGGACTTTGATCCCTTCGTCAAGGAGGCGCAGAAAGCCAGCGCCGCGCTCGCCGTCATGGAGGGCGAAGCGAAAAAGACCGGCGACACGCTAGCGAAGACCGGGGCCACGATGGACGGGTTCGGGAGTACGGCCGGCAAGTCTGGCACCAGCCTGTCGCAAGTGACGACCGGGCTGCGCAGTGTCGACGGCTCGCTCAATGCCCTGGGGATGTCCATCGCCAAACCGATCGCGATGATCGAGGAGTTAGGCGTGGTCTCGAAGGCCAGCTTCGCCAGTTTAGGCCTGCTGGGCACCGCGGGCGCGGTCCTGGCCACCGGGCTGGCCGCGTTTGAGGCGGGGAAGTGGGTCGCGCAGTGGTCGGGCCTCAACGACATGATCGACATCACGGTCAAGTGGTTGGATCTGACCGGCGAAGCCGCGGAAAAGGCCGCGTATAAGCAGGAGATTCTCGCGAAAGCAAATCTCACCTCCGACCATGTCATCACCGATCTCACCGAGGCGATGGATCACAACTACAACCAGGTGAAAAAGCACACCGCCGAAGTGCAGACCGCGATTCATCGCCAGGCGGAATGGGAACGAGAAATCCGCAAGCATCGTGCCGAACTGCCGGCGATGCTGGCCGCGCTGGAAAATCACACCGCCACCATTGAACAACTGCATAAGCAGTACGGGATTGGCACGGAGGCGCTCACCTTCTACGTCGCAAAAACGAAAGACCAGACCGCGGCGCATGACGAGGCGGCCAAGAAAGCGGAAGCGGCGGCGGCGGCGCAGCAGAAATTAAAAGACTCGCTGTTCGGCGGCGACAGCATCACGAAAGCGAACGAGATGATCGCCGCGCTCGGTGGCGTCGGCAACCTGTCGCGGATGACGACGGAGGAACAGACCAAGCTGAACGCCGCGGTCGGCGAGGCCGTCGAGACCTATAAGCGGTGGGGCCAGACCGCGCCCACGACGTTAAACGAAATCTATGCGGCGACGGTGCGGCTGCCGCCGGTTGTCGACGGGCTGGGCGCCGAGTGGGCAAACGTCGGGACCAAGTTCACGATCAGCGCGGAGCCCATCCTGGCCGGCATTGCCAAGATGAAAGCCGAGACTGAGGCGTACGAAGCGGAAACGCAGTCGATGGCGCAGGCGTGGCAACAGGTGCCGCCGCCCGTCAAGGAATCGACCGCGTCGGTCGAGCGCCTGTCCGTGGCGATGTCGAGCGCCGTGCATCAGACGGATTCGTTGTTCGAGAAGCTGCAGGCGGGCAAAGCACTGTTCGAGTCCTACCAGGCGGCCGGCGTCGCGACCGGGTCACAGATCGGCCTCGACCCGTACAACTTCCGCAATCAGCAAAAGACGCTGCTGCCGACGATGTCCAGCACCGGCAACACGCTGAACGTCAACGTCAACAGCACCGAGGCCGGCGACATTGCCGGGAAGCTGGTCGACGAAATGCGGCGCAACGGGGTCCGGTTCTGATGCCGTCGCACGCCCATATTCCCGGCTGCGCGCGGCTGAACGTCGGCCGGCTGAATGCCTTCCGGCTGAACTACGCCGAACCGATCACGTTCGTCGGCATCGGCGGGATCGACCGATCGCGGAATGTGCGCATCGAAGGCGCCGCGGTGCAGCATGTCTTGAACGATGCGCCCGACACGGCGGGTGTGCGGGTGCACGGGTTCGCGCCA